GGAATAAGTATTTAGCTTTAGCAAGTCTAGGTATACTATCATATTTAGCAAAGATTTCTTCTCTCATGTGAGAGTTTAGAACAGCTCTTAAATCTGTACTATAAGCTTTGCCTGATATGATTTCATCATCTGAATTTATATTCCATACTTTACCTTCATATTGAGCTAGTTCTGGATATTGAGCAATTAAGTCTGCTTCTACATCTGAATCAATCCTACCTTTCCAAGATGCTCTCATTTCAAGCATTCTATTAGGTATTTCCGCAGCTTCCTGTTTTAAATACCTACGCATGAATTGCGCTCTAGCAGTACCACTTAAGTTTTGGATCTTCCTTAACATACTGACAGGCATTGTTCTGGCAGCTGGAGAACCAATTAATTTAGCTACTCTACTTTGAAGATTTTTAGAAGCTTCATCTGCAAAATCATATTCTTGTCTATCTTCTAAATTTTTCCCATCAAGTTCTTCACCTAGTTGATAATATAACTCATCACCTTTAGCAGTTTCTTTTAAAAGAATATTATTTACTTGTTGTGTACCCCAAGCTTGAAAAGTTTTTGAAGCTGTTTCCATGAACTCAGCTTCTTGCTTATTTAATATAGCCGCCATTCTAGTGTTATGGCGATATACTACGTCATCTCTAGTTTGTTCTAATTTTAAATCTCTAAGACCACGTTGGTTTACCCTTTCGTAATCATTAGAAAGTTCGTTTCTATTACGTGCTAAGTCTGCACTGATGTCAGGTAATTGAATCTGGTTTTCGCCAAAACTTCCTTCTTGAGCAGAACCCTGAAAGGTAATATTACCTAAGTATTTTCGTTGTTTTTCCGCCATAATTTTATGAAAGTTTTAATCAAACCAGCCAGCAGCCTCTCCACCAGCGGCAAGTCCTGACACACCAGCTGATGCTATTTGTGCAATCCCGAGACCCGAAGATGTACTACGTGCAATAGGTGATTGTAGATTAGGACCGCCACCTGTCTTAGGTGTACGCATTCTTGGAGGTATTTGTATTTTAGAATAAGCATTAAGATCGGCTTGGAATTGTTTACCAGCAATTGCACCGAATTTAGTCTTAGCTTGTGTTCTTGCACTAGTTAGTGTTTTATCTAATAAAGCAGATGATCGACCAAATTCTGCTAAAGACTCTAACATTCTAGCTCTATCTGCAGATTTACTAGAAGTCCTACCTGTCCCTCTAGCTGCTTGTTCACCCATCATAGTCATTAATTCTTTGCCTAGCTCATTCCTAGTAAATGCTGCCTTGGCAAATGTTTCGTTTAATTTCCATTGAGATGATGCTAAAGCACCTGTAGCTGCTGATCTATTTAATGCTATTTGTTGATTATAATTACCGATTAATGTAGCATAATCTGTTACCGTTTGAGCATTGTAATCATTTATCTGTAATTTCTCAATTTCAGATGTATAAGCACTTTGTGCTGATTGATTAGCAAATGCTCTTTGGTCTGCAGCGTTTTGTTGTGCTGCCTGTTGGCTGGCTGCACTGTTTTTACTCATAGAGCTAAATACTGAAGTCGCTGCACTAATTGCGAACGGAGCCCAAAAAGCCATTTAGTTATCCTCGTCTATAAAATTTAGTATTGTATTTTCCTTCCCATGTCATACCTAAAAGGCTGACTGGTAAGGGTGTATCACCTACAATACTTAGTGATATATTATCATTACGTTGGTAAACAGGTACATCATGTACCCCTTCAGCAGCCATACTGACATCATTAGCAGTGTATGTGAACGGTTGAATTACACTAACCGTTTGTGTTCTATCTGGTATACCAGTTAAATTAACATTATATTTGACTGGACCACTTAATCCTGTAGATACTTTTAATCTATGTATAATTAAATCAGATGTATAATCATTTTTAACACCTGCTTCTGAACTAGTTGAGTAATATAATTTAGGTAGATTAACTGTCATTGTATAGATATAACCTATAATTAGGTTCTTACCTCTATAATCACCTGCAATATCTACATACTGATTAGGTGCAGAACCCTCTACTGTAGGGTATAATATAGCTCCTACTGAGGCTTCTGTAGCACCTAATGTACCACCTATATAACCACCCAATGCTACAACAGCTAAGGTTTTACCTGAATGGTGGGTGAAGGGGAGGTATACTCTAGTAACATCTAATGTACCTGTAGAAGGATATATTCTATATGGATTAGTATCAAACATATCCATACATACATCTGTCTTCTCACCTGTAGGTAAGGTTAAAAACCCTGTATCACTAGCTTGTCTAAGGTCAATAGAGTTTATTGATACATTAGTACCATCTGATACAACTGCATAAAATGTACTTGTATCAAAAAATTGATCAACTAAAGTACCTGTTAAATCCCATTTATACCATGTAGATGCTGCTCTTCTTTCACTTGTTTGATAGAAACGATATTGATATAATGTATTAGTACCAGTATTACCTAATGAGATCATACTCATACCAGGAGAACCAGCAACATTATCAATAGTACTAGGTACAAGTTCAGGAACAAGACCCGTAGTATTAAATTGAGAAGGTGGTTCAGTAGTACTAATATTAGCTAATTCAAATAGTCTAGCATATAAAGGAGTTTTAGAAACAAAAGCAATTGAAGTACCTAAGTTAATAGCTTCAAGATTTGTATCGCATTCATATGAAGATAGTGTATTTATCTTAGCTGTAGATGGACTTAAAATATCTGAGTCAGTAGATAGTAAGAATTGTTCTGTATCACTAAAAATACATAGACCAGCACTAACTGTCCTGACATAATTTAAGAATACAGGTTTTGTAGATGAAGCTGAGATATCAATTGGATCATCAGCTGCAGCAACTTGTGCAGAAGCTGACCAGAAATCATAGAAAGAAGCTGCCCTACTCATAATGATAGTACCACCACTTAAGAAACCAAAACGATTTCGAAAGAAGAACATATTTCTAATTGTACTACCAACAAATGAAGGTGTTGGGTTTGTTAATTCATCACCTACATCTCTATCTTCCCACTCAATAGGTTCATATTTAAAAGAACCATCAGCTTGTCTTACTAACTGATGAGGCATAGTTAATGGATCAAATTTATAACTCAATCCGGGTTCGTTCGATTCTGACCATGCACCGGGACCACTAGTTGCAGTACCTGATGTGGAGAATTTAACCCACATATCATCAGCTAAAACACTATCACTATTTATTATTTTAACTTTAAAACCATCAATACATTGTATAGGTAAATCAGCTATAGATGATACTTTATCTGTAAATGCAGTTATTGCATTCTCTTGTGGACCACCAGCTACTTTAATAGATGTTACAAGAGTAATATGTATTCCAGGACCAACAGCAGTAGCAACACAACTAGCTGCAGCACCACCAGCAGCATTGATATTGGTTACTAAATTTGATACAATAGTAGTAGCATCAGCATCACCTGCAGAGGCATCTTCTGGAGTTGTATAATTAACTGTTACACCATTGATTACTAACTCATATTTTGAATTATAAGAAGCTATGTTAATAGTAACAAAAGCTTCATTAGGTAAAGCAGGTACAAGATGACTTGTCATTGCAACTGTTTTAGTTTTATTTAAAACATAAGTAAAATCATTTAATGTTAATAATTCTATATCATCTGCAGTAGCACCACGTAGATACCCAGTATTAGGTAATCCCGGTACAGTACATGCAGTGACTTCAGAATCATAATTACTCTTAGCAGTTGCTTCAGCTGTAACAGCACTATTATATGCTGTTTGAGCTGTGTTCATATTATTAGTAGCTGTTGTTAATTGTGCAGCTGAATGTGTAGCTACTGATGTTTCGATTAATTCATATACTCTTTTATTTGTCGATGCAATAGTAGGATGCTCATCTGTCATTTCCTTACCTGCTTTATAAGTAAGTGCTATAACTTTAAATGTAGCATTACCACCACCACCTGACACTGTTATCACTTCATCTAATTTATATCCAGTTGTAGCAGTTGTACCTCCAGCTGTTGCAATCACAACTAACTGATCAATGACTCCACCTGTTACGGTGTAGGTTATTGTTAAACCAGTACCATCACCACTTGAAGTTGTAGCAGCTGTTGTTGCACTATACCCTGTACCACCACTAACACGTTCTAATGTAAGAACTGGTCCAGAGATAGCTCCATCAGACATACTCTTTATATCAGCAACTGATGTACCAGAGTTCCACTTAAGAACAGTCCATGTATTATTAACACCTTCTTTATATATACCAGATTTTATCTCTTCTTTTACAGTACCTTTCTGTGGATCATAATCAAACTGTGTTTCCCAGTAAGAATTTTTTGTAGTATTTTGACCATCGTTTGCTTCTGCAAAGGCGGCTTGTTTCGTATTTAAGTCAGTAGTTTTAGTTATAGTATCTTCTACTGCAGTGTTATATGCTAGAAGATCTGTTTGAAGATTTGTATAATTACATCCAGATGGTACACCTGCATCATCTCCCATATCTACCTTACGTGGACTACCGTCTAGTAGACTCCATACTCTAAAGGTATCATCAGCATATTGACCTACATATTTTTCATTCTCATCTCTAAGTATTGAGAACCATTTACCATAAGCTTTTGTAGCAGTAACTGTAACTGTTATAGCAGCTCCACCGCCACTACCTAGTACCGAATCAGGTATAGTTAATGTATCATCTTTTACATATCCTTTACCACCTGACGCAAGTTTAACGTCTATACCTACAGCAGTATGTCTTGTAGCAACGGTTAAGACTACCGATGCTCCTCCTCCACTTCCTAGTGAACTGTCAGCTATAGTAATTGTTTCACCTACAGCATAACCTGCTCCACCTGTTTTACTTGCCCTATCATCTAAAGTAACAATAGGTTCTCCATCTGATTCTACAACAACTTTAAAGTCAGCACCTGTACCAGAAGCACTACCCGCAGCATTAGCTACATAGTATGTACCAGCTGTTCGGCTGCTATCTGCTACTCCATTATGTGTAAAAGTAGCAACTTCATTTACCGCAATTGCGTGTACATTAAATGTAGCACCACTACCAGATCCACCTGTAGCAGCAACAGCAGCATACCTGCCAACTGTTCTACTTGCATCGCCTGAACCTCCATGTGTTGCTGTTGAAATTGCTGTGCTTATATTCTCAGCATTATATAAGTTGCTAATAAATTTTGCACCTGGTCTTTTAAGCATACCCAAAGCATAGTCAGGGTATGTATTTATAGCATCTTTAAGTTGAGTGGAGTTTTTCTTTTTATCTGGTTGTTGTGATATACCATTTAAAAAATTTGGTATGTCTTGTGTGATTGTACTCATCTTTGTAATGCAGCAAACGGTTGATAGCTGTTATGGTAATCTTCAGCATCTTTCCAACCAAAGATACTATAATCTCCTTGCTGAGTTTCAAATTCTAAAGCCGCAGCTTTTGATAGAATTTCATTCTCTGCTAGTAATTGGTACAAAGTAGAATCACCTACCATTCTAACAGCACATAATTTAGCAGCTCTCGCTGTTACATATGCTTGTATAGCAGGAGGTAAATCTGCAAACTCAAAGTACCATACTATATCACATGTCAATTCACGTGGGTCAGAACCATCTTTCCATTCATAGGTATGTTCATTTTTGTCATATAGAAAACCGCCACGTCTTACAGGGTTATAATCATCATAGTGTTGGTACCTGTATGTATCTATTGATAGAGCATTATTTGGGTACTCTATTTTAAAAGTAGTTGCATCAGCTGTTAACTTGTAGTGGCGTTCAGTATTGAAACTCCAACCTTCAGTTTGTACAGTTTTGTTTACTTCTCTTAATGTATTCAGGACAATGGCTACTTCAGGGTTTTGAAGATCAAGGGTGGTGACGGGAGCCTGCCCCACTGAGCTTAATATTTGATTAACAGCATCCAGTTCTGTGGACACAGCATAAGTAGGATAGGACATATGAATTTATGTGAATAAAAAAAAGGAGGGCGTTAGAACCCTCCTTATGTTAATTAGGTAACGTCACATTCTTGTGTGGCGTAAGCAGTTCTGAGATTTTTGGT